GTTCCTTTCTAACCCACGAAATACCTCAATCAGCCACGATCAGACTTGATCGATTTGATTAACTTACAAACTGGAGAGATAAGCGTAGATCACGCTCAATCGAGTTTAGGAGGTGTGCAGACTCCCCGTATTTGCACCAAACTGAATGATTTGCCGTCCAAAGGGCAAGAGATGATTGATTTTGCCGGACAACTTGGCATACAGCTGATGGATTGGCAAAAGTTTGTTGTAATTAATGGACACAAAGTAAAGCCGGATGGTCGCTGGCATCATTCTGAGATAGGGATTTGCCTTAGCAGACAAAACGGCAAGAGCACATTGATGATGCTTAGGATCTTGACCGGCATGTTTGTGTGGGGTGAGGGATTACAGCTTGCATCAGCGCACCGGCTTACAACATCACTTGAAACATTTCGGCAGATTGTTGGCTTAATTGAAACACATCCGGATCTTGAAAAAGAGGTTAAGAAAATTCGATGGCAACATGGCGCTGAGGAAATAGAATTGTTTGGCAATCGCAGGTTTGTAGTTAAAGCTGCTAACAATGCAGCAAGAGGTTTGTCAAAGCCGGAAACCATACATCTTGATGAGTTGCGTGAATATAAGGATGAGGATGCTTGGTCATCAATGCGATACTCAATGATGAGTGCTAAAAATCCGCAGGTTTGGGTTTATAGTTCAGCCGGAGATCAGCATTCAATTATCTTAAACAAATTGCGTGAGAGGGCGTTGGCATCAGCTACGACCAACGATCCGATAGGTTGGTTTGAGTGGAGTGCTGAACCTGATTCACCAATTCACCTTCCGTCTGGTGAGATTAACTGGTCAGCATTTGCTCAAGCCAATCCATCATTAGGAATTACCATCCACCCAGATAACATTTTGGCTGCAATCAATGATCCACCAGATATTGTCAAAACCGAATTATTGACAATGTGGGTTGATACAATTAACAGCGCTATTGATCCGCAAAAATGGGCAATGTGCAAGATTGACCCGATACAACTAGATCCTGATGCTCCCACTTGGTTAGGGCTTGATTGCTCACCAGATAGAAAATTTGCAGCCTTAGTTGCTGCGCAACGATTATCGGGAGAAAGATTTTATGTGCAACTGCTTCACACTTGGTCAAATGATTACAGCTTAAATGATTTGGCTATTGCAAACGATTTAGCACCTTATGCACGCAAATACAACACTCAAACTGTTGCTTACTCTAAGCGAACCTCAGCAGCTGTGGCAAGCAGGTTAGTGCCAGCCGGTATTCCGATCACAGACATGGATGGAGCAATTTATGCGGAAAGTTGCGATCGGTGGCTTGGCGCAATTAACTCACACAGGTTGCAGCATTCTGGACAAGAGGAACTAACACAGCAAACCTTGTCAGCTGCAAAATTGCCTTATGGCGATGGATCTTGGATTATCGGCAGGCGTGCCAGCAGAGTCGCAGTTTGTGCAAGTGTGGCAACAGCATTGGTTTCATATTTTGCGACACAACCTGAAACGGAGATTGACATACAAATCGGATAATTAGGACTTATGGTATATTATGCTCTAATGGGATTATTCGATAGATTTCTAACAAATCAGACACCACAAAATGGAATTGATGTATCTGCTAGTGTGCCATTCAACGCACAACAATCTTTAGGTAGTTTATTTTTTGGAGCACAAACCGCAACTCGTGAACAAGCAATGTCAGTTCCGGCTGTTGCAAGAGCAAGGAATATTATTTGCTCAACAATTGCAAGTTTGCCAATTACAACTTACAATCATTTTACAAAAGAATATTTGCGACCTGCAAAAGGTATTATGCAGCCAGATCCTAGAATTGCAGGATCGGCAATTTATAGTTTTTTAGCTGAGGATTTACTTTTTAATGGAGTTGCTTATGGAATTGTATTAGATGCCTATTCATCATCTGATGGCAGCAGAATTAGACAATGGACAAGAGTTGCGCCTAATCGGGTAAGTTACAACACAAATGCTTTACAAACTGAAATCACCGAATATTTTATTGATAATTTATCAATACCAGCATCAGGTGTAGGCAGTATTATTGTATTTAGTGGATTAGATGAAGGTGTATTAAATCGAGCAGGTCGCACAATTAAAGCAGCACAAGAATTAGAAAAAGCAGCTGAGATGTATGCCAAAGAGCCAGTTCCAACAATGGTGCTTAAATCAAATGGCACAAATCTTACTCCAGAGAGAATTACAAGATTGCTTGAAAGTTGGAAAGCAAGTCGAGCAACAAGATCAACTGCATTCTTAAATGCAGATGTTGAATTGCAAGCATTAGGTTTTGATCCTGCTAAATTACAATTAAATGAAGCACGCCAATACCTTGCAACCGAATGCGCACGAGCCGTAGGCATTCCGGCAAGTTTCTTATCTGCCGAATTAACAAGTCAGACATATAGCACAACTGTTATGGAACGCAAAGCACTTATTGATTTCAGTTTGAGAAATATAATTACACCGCTGGAACAAAGACTTTCTTTTGCGGATTTTGTGCCAAATGGCGTTGAGGTTCGTTGGGATATTGACGACTTTTTGCGTGGTTCTGCATTAGAGCGTGCGCAAGTTTATGAAATCCTAAATCGCATTGGCGCAATGAGCGTTGAGCAAATACAAGATGAAGAGGATCTAATACGATGAAATTAAATTATGCAATCACGCTCACAGCTGCTGACAGCAACAAGCGCACTATTGCCGGCACAATTGTTACTTGGGGCGAGGAAGGCAGAACAAGTGCCGGTCGCACAGTATTTCAAAAAAACAGCATTGATTTTAGCAAGCCTGTCAAATTATTACTAGAACACGACAAGACACGACCAATTGGCAAAATGAGCGAAGTTGATGAGGAAGAAAAAGGTATTTACGCAACTTTCAAACTTGCAAAAACTTTTGCAGCAGATGACGCAATTGAAGAGGCAATTTTTGGAATTAGAGATGGTTTTAGTGTTGGTGTAATGGTAGATGAATTTGACAATAAAGATGGAGTAATGATTATTAAAGCTGCAACATTAGTTGAGGTCAGTTTAGTAACCGACCCCGCAATTGACAGCGCAAGAGTTGCAGATATAGCAGCAACCGAAACACCACAAAATTCCGAAGCAACCGCTGAGGATACAACAACACAGGAGGACAAAGTGTCTGACACAATTACAGATGCTCCTATCGCAACCGAAGCGGTAGAAGCTGCTAAATCTGAGCCTGTGGCAATCCAAGCAACACAACCTGTTGCTTACACAAAGCCACGCTCACCAATCGTAGATAAAACAAGTTACTTAGAGCATTTCTTGAAAGCAAATGTTTTAGGTGATGAGGACAGCCGTCAGTATGTTCGTGCTGCAGATAACACAACATCAACTGCTCCGGGAATGATCCCGACATTCCAATCAACACAAATCATCAATGCATTATCAAATGGTGATCGTGGAATGATTGATGCACTAAGTCGTGAGAGTCTAGTAACAGAGGGCATGACTTTTGAATTGCCAAAAATTTCTGCTGTGCCAACAGTTTCAAATGTGGCAGAAAATGCAGCAGTTACTGACAGTTCATTATCAGCAACTTTCTTATCAGTTCCAGTCCAGTCCTTCAAAGGTCGGGCGATTACAACTGTCGAGCTGATTGATAGAAGCCGACCTGAATATCTAACAGCTCTCTTACAGCAACTTGAGTTTGCGTATGCAAAAGTTACTGATGAATTTGCAGTTGGAACAATTCAAGCAGCAGGACAACAAACAGCAGTATTTGCAAACTCATCAACTGGATTTTTGAGTTACACATCAAATGCAGCAGCAGCTGTTTATTCATCCTCATTGGGATTTGCACAAAACCTAGTTGTATCACCGGGTCAATGGGCAAACATCATGGGTTACAATGACAATGGCGCACCGCTTTACAATGCAGCCAATCCATCAAATCAAGCAGGACTTGCAACAGCTGGATCTTTGCGTGGTCGTGTATCACCGGGATTAGATCTTTATGTTAGCCGTTCAATTGGAAATGCCGGAGGAACAACTTCATCTGGTGATTTCTCAATGGTTACCATCAATCCTAATGCTTGGACTTGGTATGAGAGCCCACGCTTCAATCTACGCACCAACATTCAATCTGATGGAACAGTAGATCTGCTTTATTATGGTTATGCAGCAATTGCTCCAAAGATTCCATTTGGCGCATGCTGGAACCAAACCTGATAAATAAGTTAA